CCTTTCTGAGGAGATAAGTCGAGAGCGTCTAGTTGTGTTAGGATATCTTCTAGCGGCTCTGCTTGGTATAACTCAACAAACTTCTGCCTAACGTGCAAAAACATGTGATTCATATTACCAGCATGACAACCAAAAGAGTCATGGACAACGGTTGTAGTGTAGTCCGCATCGTGGATACACATTGTTAGGTGAACAGCGTCTAGACTGTGCACAATGTTCGGTGCAGCACCTGTCTTCTGTTTACTTTCATTAAGAGTAGTTTCTTCCCAAACCTGCAGTTGAACTTTAAGAAGCTCTTCACCGTATTTTAACTCGGTTCTCTTAGTCGTTGGTTTTCGGTAAGCCTGAAACACAGGGAAGTTAGTCACAGGTGAAACCCAAGTCAAGTATACTTTCTTTTCGTTAGCTCTTTCAGCAAGAGTTTGGAACAGTCTTAGCATACGTGCAGGGCCCTTCAGCTCCTGATAGCAAGTTTGATACACGAGGGATCCCAGGAGGGCACCCCAGAGATGCTCTTTGTCCCTTAGATAAGGGGAGATATCCCTTGTGTCCTCTATCACCTGTTGGCCCATACCGTAGGCCGTGCCACCATAACCTAGTGTCATGACGTTACGCTTTACAGTCTTACGCTGGATTTTCTTGTCCTGAATGTTTGTCCAGTAAACAGGAAAGAGTTTCTCTCGCAAGCCTCTGTTTTGATTACGCCAAGTCTGAGCTGCTTGAAACGCTAGAGCCTTTCTTTCAGACTTGTCTGGTGCTTCTTGATACTCCTTTTGAAGCTTTGTTGCTGTTTGAAACACATCATTAAACTTGTTAATAGTTTCTGGTTCTAACTTGCTCTTTTTGTTTTCAAGGCTTTCCCAAGTCTTCTCTGCGATAAACATGTAAACATCGCCAGGAAGGTCTTGAGGAACCAAGTTAACTAGAGGGGCGACTTCATCATCTTGAGACATAGCCACAAGGTGTTGAACACCGTTATTAGACCCATCGATATAGACTGGTAAACAACTTGGGAAGTCTTCTGGTTCGTTACCATCCCCATTCCAGTTAGAAACCATACTATGCTCATGACAAGCAGACAAGAAGCTAAACGGTTTGTCAGCTTTCATCCAACCAGTATTTTTCATAGGATTGTTAACATAAGACATCATGTCGTCAAAGTTATCTAGAACCCACTGAGCACGGTCATCAAGACTAACCTTGTCATTACCCCAAACGTTAGCAGTGTGAACACACAACCAGTAGTAACCGTTTTCCCCAAGAGGCACTGCCTCGTCTAGCATTAGGATACCCTTTGCATTGTCACTAGACTGCTCGTGTAGGAAGGCTGTGTTAGGGTAGATACGACCACGGAAGTCGAGGTTATACAAGTGATAGAATGGCTTGTCTAGGTTCTTCTCTGCAAGCCTCTGGATAGCCTCTGCTTCGATGATTAACGAAGCCCGTTTAATTGGATCAATCTCTTTTGTGAACTTAAAAGGGTTTGACTCAGAGTGCATACACTGCTTGTAAACCTCAAAGACAGGTTGGTTGATACGCCAAGCTGTATTGTTTAGCTTATTTAGAGTATCAACAATATAGCTCATGTCATTCTTCTCAAAGTACTTCAGAGCATCTTCATAGCCTTTCTTAATGACACTGATACCTGTTGTAGAGTGATAGGCAGAACCATCCCAAGGCGCTGCGGGTGTGTTTACAGGGAACATGTCACACTTCTCAGTGTCTACAAGATCCAGTAACTCTTTAATTGCTACCCAGTCTTTTGCGTAGATGAAGTAAGTTCTGTGTTTATCTTTTTTACCATTACGATACGTGTGTTTCTTACGATAGCCCAGTATCCCAAGCTCAATATAACTAATTAGAACAAACCAGCCACCTTGAATGTCTAGCACACTGTTTTGTTTCTGACGTAGTTTCTGTCTTAACCTTCTACCAATACTACTAGCTACTTCCACTAGGCTGGAGTTTCTTTCTAAACCCTTTAAAATGTGAGTGTAAGAGAACTCTACAATATCTCTCGCCCCCATTTCAGTTAAGAAGCTAGCCGCTTGTCTTTTGTCTAACATTCCTTGTCTGTATTCAAGATCTTTCGTTAACTTGTCTAGAGTATTTTCGATCATTCACTATTCCTTACGTAGACATTGTACTCTTGTACTCTACTTTTCTGGGACATAATAGTTATTCGTCGTCGCCCTTATTATAAGCTTTCACAAGCACATACAATAGGAATACGCCAATAACTTCTACCAATATACTTACCTCTTTATAGATTTGAAAAAAAAAGCTTAGTTTAAAACCCCCCACTCCCCGAAGGGAGTGAGAGGCGTTTGTCTTAACCGTTCAATCGTGGGTTGTTAGTGTCTAGTGTTTTAACCCAGTTACGAACAGAGTCCCTACAGCAACCAAGGTCATAGGCAACCTTAGCAATGCTCTCGCCGTTAATTACACGAGAAGCAGCAACAACACGTTCAGCGTTACTCCGACCCTTATAGGGTTGCCCCTTTTTAAGAGTGTAACGAGAGTTGCTATACAGGGATGAGATGGAAGGGAAGTTACGAGTAGCCATAAGAGATCTCCTTATTTATTGGCATTACAGACCCTGTGGTCTAAAAGACCCTCCAACTTTTTAGGGCTGGAGGGCTAGTTAAACAACAGGGAGGATTCCAATGAAATCCACGGAATCCACTCATCGAATGGATTCACTGGATCTCACTGCTCCTGAAGTGTGGCTTCTTCGTCCACCTCTTCGTGATCACTCAAATGACTTACGTCAATGTAAGTGTGAGACCACTTTTCATCAATTGCTTTAACAAGGTTGCTAAAGCTAATTGACTGCAAATGTTCCTTCTGCTCTTCTTCTGTGAGTTTCTGTTTAACGGCCATTAACGGTCTCCACTTTAATGTTGCCTACGTTTTGTAGAAACTGACTGCGAACAGTTTTAGCATAACGGTCTGCGTCAGACTTAGCTAAGAAAGACTTGTGGCAAATCAATTGCAGGTCAAGGTCGTAGATGCCTACTTTGTAAACAGTGTTCATTTGTCTTCTCCTTTAAGAAGGTATGGGGTAACGGCGTAGTCCGCAATAGCGGCTAGGAAAGGTGCAGCAAGAGCTGATAGTACAAGTACGTGTTCCATAGTGTTTTCCTTTCAGGAATTTTTAGACCACATGATAAGTGCAGAGACAAGTGCGATAGACGAAAAGATTAGGTTTGCGAAATGAAGTTCCATAGTGTTTTCCTTTATGGGTTGTTGTGTTGATATATGTTATATCATTATAGATGCGCTAGCTTTCTCGGTTTTTATAGAACAAATGTGTTCCAACTTTACTTACATACTCTAAATCATCTGCCCAGTAAGGCCAGACATAGTCTGCATGGTAGTGAGTAGTGTCTGTTCCAGGCAAGTATGTCTCAGGCTCAGACAAGATAATAGCGGCTGTCTTGTAGATCTCCTCCCATGCTTGTTTGTCTAGGTAACTCATTTTTGTAGGGTCATCAGTCAGCCCATCGTGTGTCCAGCTGAACTGTTGATTTTGGTAAACCACGTCACAAATTGTATCGGGGTAGCTGCTAGAAGCAACTCGATTAAGAGTCACCTCCGCTACCATTTGCTGTCCAGCTATAGGCTCATTGCGAGCTTCAAAAAACATATTAAGTGCCAGACACATTGTTGCTGTCATAATCATTAGATACTCTCCAGTATTTGTTTAAGTGTGTTGTTGTTGTTTTGTTCGATTTTCTCGTTACGACGGGTTACTGCTTCTAACTTTTTCTTTTGTTTCGCCAACTCTTCATTTTTGGCTTTAATCTTTTCCTCGTTAGCTTTTGTAAACTTTTTATAGAGGCTAGATACAGCTAAGCTCACTTCAGGCAAAAACATACCCACCCAAATCAAAGAGTTGAAGTCTTCGTCAAAGCCTTGGCTAACGTCTATTGCTACGAAATAGAAAAAGCTAAGAATAGCAATATAGCCAATAAACACTTTAGATCGAGTGTCCTTAATCTGAAGTTTTACGTTACTCTTTTTCTTTTTGTCCTTTACTAAACTTCTAAGCAGGTAAATTACCATACAAATGATAACGACTCGTAGCAGTGCACCTAGCACTATATTTCCGATAAGTAGGTAAGAATATTCTTGTAGTGTGATCATCACAAAGCCCGTTCAATTGTTGTGGGGATGCCATTTCTGACACCCCCTGTTACGTTTATATTTACCAGACTGCTCTGGTTACGCAAGATACATAGTATCCTACCATACCTGCGAGAGGTCCAAGGAATGCGGTTGACATTGCAGTCATAGGTATTGTAGTACCAGATAGGAAAGGTTGAGACAGCGCTGCAGTCATGCCTAGCTTACTACCTGCTGCTATACCAGGCCCTACCAGAGTCACACCAGCTGCACCTGTGACTCCTGCTGCGATTCCCGCAGTAATTCCGACTGCAGCGCCAATAGCGATATCTGTATTGCTACAGATAGACTCTCGTGCCACGTCTGGTACTATTGTATACCGCTTTTCCGTATCCCAGGCCATTGCAGACGTTGAGATTGTAGAGACGAGCATTGCTGTGATTAGTACGTTTTTCATTTTGGTTTCCTCTTGGATTTCCACTTGGGTTGATGATAAATGATTTTATCATTATAGATGCCTTGTTTTTCTCACTTTTTTTGTGAGGGGGTTTTCACCCCTCTGCCTCCCATTCACATTGGGAGTCAACCACTTCCTTTTCAGGTAGCGGTGGTTCCCAGCATACCTCTCCGGTATCTAGGTCAACGCCACACCATTCGTGTGACGACCGTGTTCCATCTGACCAATGAAACACTATGTGGGTTGAGTAAATTCCCATTTGCACCTCCTCTTAGTTGCGCTCAGTTATTGTTATAATTTGTATCAGTCTTTTTTTGGTCTAGCTTGTACTTGATAAAAGCCCAAACAAAATCTACTGTCATAACAGTAACAAAAAGCAAAGAGATAACGAATATTGGGAAGAGTCCTAGCGGTGTAGTTGTGCCAGTAATTTCTGCGTAGGTCATAGTAGTATTTTCCATTTTGGTTTCCTCTTGGATTTCCACTTGGGTTGATGATAAATGATTTTATCATTATAGATGCCTTGTTTTTCTCACTTTTTTATGGCTACAAAGCCCGTTCAATTGTTGACGAATCTGATAAAAAAGGCCACCCCGAAGGGTGACCAGTTGTTTATTTTTTCTTAGCCCACGATTTTCTGTTTTTATTATTTTCAGAGCTTGTGGTTGTCCGTAAGTTTTTAGGTTTGTTGTTAGACCTGTTTCGATCCTTGTGATCAACGAAACCATTGGCCTTTTTACCAGTAGACATCTCTTGAATAATACGGTGTGCATACACCGCCTTACCATCAATGCGAACTGTTTTGTAGCCGTCGCCGTGGTTAGTCCCAGCAGGAGACCCCGCAGCACTTCTGCCACGGGATTCCTTCCAGTATAACTGACCGCCTTTTAGCTTAAAAAGCTTTTCCCATTTTTTCATTATAGGAACTCCAATCTTACTTAACTGTTAAAGTTATCGACGATAGTTGTTCTCTTTATTCTGAGAATTCACGCCTTGGGCAATAGAGGGCATCATTTTGATAATCTCTTTACGAGTCTGTCTAGAGATGTCCCCTGTCACAGAAAGGTTAACTACTGTCTGACTAGCGTTACCAGCACCTCCCATAAAGCCTTTGACTTTACTTTCAGGTACAACTAGCTCACCTGGAGTTAGCATTGTAGGTACACTGTCTACCCCTGTTTTAGAGTAAGGAGTATGAGGAACAATACCACCACTGTTCATAGCTGCACCAGCACCGCCGCTAAAGATACCTAAAATAGAACTAAGGAAGCCGCCGCCGCCGCTAGTAAGACCGCTAAAGGCAGTCTGTAAGAAACCACCAACCTTTTCAGCCATACCAGAGAAAAGTGTACTAATGCCACTAAAGAAAGTAGATCCTGTTCCACCTTTAGCTGAAAGAGAAGATAACCCTTCAGTAATATTCTCACCAGTCTTTTTAGAAAGACCTGCCCCCCAAGACTTAATGCCTGTGAAGAGACCAGCCAGAGGGCCGTCCGTTCCGTCTTTACCGATAAGACCTGAGAACAAAGATTCAGTAATACCTGTAGCAAAACTATCAATAACGCTACCAGTAAAGCTATCAAGCAGCATAAGGCCAAAGTTCTTAAAGTCACCTGTTTTAAGGGCTTCTGATAAACCATCTCTAAAAGAGCTAGCAAACTGAGTAGCAACTTCTTGCCCTTCGGTTTGTTTTGGTTTCTCCACTGGACCGTCGCCTCCAGAGCCTCCCGCAATTGCCCTGTCAAGAAGCTCAGCTAGGATCTCGTCCCCTTGCGAAGCCATGTTTCTAGATTTTAGTATGTCGGCTAGTTGTCTTGAAACTTTATACAATTCCTCATCGATACCTGCAACCCAACTATTTGAGCTTTCTCTAGTCGTTCTTTCCATGTTAAGAGCAAGTTTAACGTTGTTCGCTGCTGTGTCAGGGTCAATCTCAAGTGTTGCTTCAGCTTCTGGACCACCACCATTTGCTCTAAACACAGGCATAATACCTGAGTTGATCTTAGACATAAAGTCTGGGCCAAACTTATTGACAGCAGAGGCTTGTATGACATACTCACCCTTAGACAACATCGCAGGGATACTGTCTGAGGTGCTTGTGCCTGGGCCGTTAATTAGGCCTCCTGTGGCCTTATTTGCAGGTAATGCACCTGGTACATCGCTAGGTAGAGGTTCACGCGATGATATTGTTTGTAAGGGTTTATCATTGCTTTCAAAGCCGAAAAGATCGCGAATTTTAGATTTAATATTGTCGAGACCTTCCATAAAGCCATCCGCCAGGGATCCCCCAACACCTTTAACCCAGTCTTTGATACCTGAAAGAGCTTCGTCCCTTAGCCACTCCCCAAACTTAGTTGCTGCTTCATTCATAGAAGTTTCTAGGTCGGTAATCCAAACATTTAAATTAGATGACCAATCGTTTATCGTAGTAGTTAAACTGTCTAACCAACCGTCTAACGCAGCTAGTACCTCAGGGCTTTTAAACAAAGCTGCCATGGCCCCCGCAGCGGCACCAATACCAGCGCCAATAGCAGTGCCAACACCAGGTACAATAGAACCTAGCTGACCCCCTAGAACAGCGCTAGATAATGCAGAACTAGCAATACCTGTTATTTCGTCTTCTATTGCACTAATTTCTTTGTCGCCAGTACTTGAAAACCAAATTTCCCCAGCTATTTCAACTGCCGCCCCTGCCGCCGCTGCTCGAATTCCACCTTTAACTAGTTTTCCAAGGATGTTACCTGCGTTGATTGCGTTTCTTGCACCCACCCCGCCAATAAATAAAATACTTTTTATAGTCTTAGAAAAAGCTTTATTTCCTTTAGCTGTAAAACCTACACCAAAGAGTCCAGAAGCAAGCGAACCAGCTGAACTTAAAAGTCCATTTTTAACAATACCAACAGTAGAAATACCAAGAATAGCAAGAGCAACAGCCCCCGCTAGCTTATCAGTTAACGCACCAGTGTTTTCAAAGCCAAAACCTTCTAAAATCCCTTCACCTACGCTCCCCATAGTGGAAACAATAGCTGAAAGAATTCTCTGGCCATAGCCTTTTCCTTCTCCGTCTGCTTTAAAGAAGCCAACAATGCCTTCGCCAATCTTTTTACCAATGGCTTTAGTTATTCCGTTTTCGTTAGCCCATTGAAGAATATCTGGCAAGAAGTAGAGCCCAGCTACAGTAAGTGTAATTCCACTTGTTAAAACTGTCCCTAAGCCAGTAGCAATAAGATAACCTAAACCTAAGAAAGCACCTTGCATAAGGTTTGATCTAAGCTCTGCAGGAAGGACTGCTACGATACCTGTGGCGATAACGCCCCCTATTGCTAGCCCCTTTTTATGATCCCAGAGGAAGTTACCTACGCTATTAGCAAATTCACTTGCGGTTTCAACACCGCCTCCAGCTCCCATGAGTCCGCCGACTTTACCGTCACGAGGCCCGCCGATACTTTTACCAAGGATTGTTTCATCTATTTTAGTAGATAAATCTTTACCAAGGCTCTTGGAGATTTCACTAATCTTCTCTGCAACTGAGCTAAGATACCCAAGAAGCCCACCTTGCTCGTTGTAGCTAGCTGTGAGCGCTTCTATGGTTTCCCCTAAAAGTTCCTTCTTACTAATGAAACCAGAAGTAACAAAAGCAAAGCTCTCAGAGGCACTTACTGCCTCTTTTAGCTTGTCAGTGAAGGTGGAGATACTCATAGACACGCTGTCAAAGAAGCCCACAAGGCCTCCTGTCATGACTTTTCCGCCTGGAGTTTCTTTCTCAATGCCGTAGTACAGTTCTTTGAAAACAGCTATAACGTTTGATGAGAAGTCCCTAATTTTAGTGATGAAGCTTCCAAAAACAGAGTCTCCGACAAGGCCTTCTAGAGTAACATCGCCAGCATTCTCTTTGTGTTTTTCTAAGAAGGGCCCAGGAATTAAACTATCACCAGCAAGAGGATTATACCATAGATCCGTAAAGATTGCTATAACATTTTTGACAAAATTCTCAAGCCTTTTGACAAGGGCATCTTCTCCTGTAACCAAAGAGTTTAGTTCAATTGTAGGGATACTAGCCTTCAACCCCTTAAATAAGTTCTCAAAAGGAGAATCTTCACTAGTCTGTTCACCAATGCCTAACAGTTGTTTAACTGCGTCAGTAGCTTTGGCTAGGTTCTCTCTAAAGTTTTCAATGTTAAAATCAAAAGAAAACAAATCCATTATTGCAGCTTTTGATTCATCAGCTGTAATTATAACCGATCTCGCAAAGTCAAGGAAATGATACTTGGCTAGCAGAGTGTAGTACTCAGCCCAGTCAGCAAAAAAGCTAAAAACTTTAGTGAGCGTTATAATTTTAGAACCGACTCTAGCAGAAATACCAGTGATCTTATCAAGCTCATTCAAGGCCCTTGCAAACTCACTCTGCATAATAGAAGTAAGTTCTTCAATTGTAGGTGTTAGTAGGTCAAATTCTCTTCGGATATCCACTAGAGAGCCCAAGAGAGCATCACTGAGAACATCAGAAGTAATAAGACCGTCAGCGGCCATTTCTCTAAGCTCTTTACGACCAACATTCAGAGACTTTGTTAAGGCTCTTAGAATTTCAGGAGCACCTTCAGAAACAGAGTTAAACTCTTCACCACGAAGGACACCTGAAGAAAAGGCTTGACTAAGCTGGAAGAGAGCTGCTTGCTGTGTAGCTAAGGGTTGACCACCTAGTTTAGTTGCCTTGTTAATAGCCTCAGTAATTAAAAGGAATTCACCTGAACTTCTTCCAGTTCCTTCCATTGCTCTAGCAAGTCGTGAGTAGTTTGTAGCAGTGTCTTGAAGGCTTGTTCTGGACTCAATACTAAGCTTATTAAGCTTTGCCATAATGCCAGCAGTACCTTCACCCGCCGTAGTAACCAGCCTAAGTTGGTTGTTAAGCCGTTTAAAGCCATCCGCAGCAGACACAATGCTTTTAGTTGTAACAAAACCAGCATAAAAACCAAGGGCCCTTTTAATGGAACCTGCAAGGTTATGTGTTGCTTTTGTTATATTGCTAACGCTGTCTTCAACTTTTTTAAGTTCAGACCTAGCTTGTTGGGTATTAGCACGTACCCGAATTTCTACACCACTCATTTTGGCTCCTTTAATAAAATTGCCCCCTAACAATTTCTCGATAATGAGAAGCCATCAGGGGGCAGTTCTTATTCAGGGGTTAAAATACCTATTTTTGTTAGCACTTGTTCTATAAAATACTTTGGTGCTTGTTTACTATGACCGTTGTTTAGTTGAACAATGTGATCAACAGGGTTAAGGATTGAACCCCCTAAGAAACCATACTGATCAGAAAACTTCTTTGTTTTCCATCCAGACCTAGCCTCCCCAGTATCTACTGGAGTAACTATTCGAAGAGTATCAACAGAGTAATCCATCTTCTCTTCAATGTCCATATTGACGAGAGACTTTAGCTCTTCCTCAACTCTCTTCATTTCTTGATGGAAGTTAACAACGTCAAAACGAATCTCGTTAGACATCCTTATTTCCTTTAAAGTTTACCTTCCAACCAGAGTCATCACCATTCTTTGCCTTAAGCATAAGATCTAGGAACTTACCTCTTGGAATCGCATGGTCATCTTTTTGGCTCTTTACTGAGTTATCTTTTATGATTTTCAGTGTTGGGAAAAGGTTTTCCGCAGACTCTTTTATACCCTGCGATCTTAGCATTAAATAGGTTCTTTGGTCTTCACGCCAACCCACAGGGCGCTTATTAAAGAAGTCAATCCACTTTATAAGTTCTAAGTAAGGCATTTCCTCTTTTATTTTATAAACAGGAATTCCTAAGTTATAGGCGACTTCATAGAGAGATTCTTCTTGTGTGGTTAGTTTCCCAGGTTTTCACCAAGCCCCGCAATACGCAGAATACTAGATGAGAGGTGGGTAAGCTCCCCAACAGGGAACTCATTAAATTCTTCATCGGTAATTTCGTCGGCTCCCGTGACAGCCATACGCACAACGTCTTTAATTAGAGACATGTCATCATACTCTACTTTTTTATTTTGTGCTTTTTTGATAAGCTCTTGAATATGAAGGACTTCAGAAACTGTTAGCTTCTTAACTTCAACCTCATCATTCATAAAACTTACTTTTTCAACAATCTTTTTTCCAACTAGGTGCTTCATTTTAAGCGATCTTTCTCTGTAAATAATTCTGGGTTGTTTGCTTGAAAATCATCAAGCAACTTCCTTACTTTGTGCAATACATCTAAAGTTTCCATAATCTCACGACCAATTTCTGAGTCGTTGTCAAAGTCTTGGAACCTCTCAAAGGACTTCCGGATGCTAATATCTACGCTTCTCCGCATGTGACGAAAAGTAGTGCGCATTACAAAAGTTTTACTAAACGGTTTATCTGTCATTATACTCTTTCTGGGATAAGAGAGGGCGGTTAAGCCCCCTCTAGTTTTGTTATTAGGCAGCAGCCACAGTAGCTGGACCAAAGAAGTCAGACTGAGCAGACAACGTTACGGTTGCTGTAGTCGCATCTGTCAAGGCAGGGTTTACCAAGATAGCTTCGATTTTGCCCTTGAAGTAGAACTCTGTGTTTGCAGTTGCAAGAGTGCTACCTGCAGCTTCGTCCTGAGTTACAGGAGCCGCAGCCATCATAAAGCGGAATACAAGTTCAGTGCCGATCAAGGCGTGAATTGCTTGCATGTCTTCTGCAACGTAGTTAACAGTAACTTCCAAGCTTGGAGCGTCTGCTTGACCTTGAACTTGCGAAGAAGTTGCTTGGCCGTAAACAGGAACGTTAACGATGTTTGCAGGTGTACCAATGGATGGGAACTCACGCACAGAAGGCATACGGACGTGGTCCGCATCAGCTGTACCTGGGGCGGTGCCAACAAAGAGAGAAGCGCATTCCGCAGCGGTGTCTGTACCCGCTGGAATTGTGCCCTTAAAGAGGTCAAGGTATGTGTAGATACCTGCCCCCAAAGATGAAATATGAGCCATTTAGTGTTCTCCGTATATTTTAAATGGAATTATGTAAAGTGCGCTATAAAGCGACTTATTAGATGGGTCTAGCCCTTCCACATTCAAGTAAGATGTGGCAAGCTCTGTACCATTGATTAAACGCTTGTTTTGAAGTACGGTATCAAGAATATCTGAAATAGCCATAACACGGGATTGACCCTCGCCAGCCTTAACAAATATTTTAACTGCAACCATACCTTCTAGAATTTTATTGCCACCGTAGACATTTATGCTACTGTTGCTTGGTAAGACGTTTAGTCTACAAAATTCACTTTCTGTATTGATGTCACCTTGATAGTTATCAGGGTAAACCTCAATGTTGTTTACTGTCCAGGCCTCAGAGGCAAATACAGATTCAACGTCCGCTAAGACATTATCATACATACTATACCTCCTTTGCCAGTATTGCGTCAATAGTAAAGCCATTGTCACTATGATCAACAATACTGTAAGATCCGGAAGAAACAGTTAAAGTATCATAAACAGACAGGTTTAAGCCTGACTTCATAATAGCAGTAACTGTGAAACCGTCTCCAGAAGATTTTTTGGTCGATTGCAAGATAACATCAACAGTAGTAATACTAGAAGTGCTAACTGTGCTTCGTGTTGCAAAATCATAACCAGAGACGGTTTTTGTAGAAAGCGTACCTTGTTCTACCAAGTCACCTGCGGCAGCAAAAGCCTTATCAACAGCCTTTGTTACTTTAGCAGAGAGTGACATTAGTTAGCCCTCCACCAGCTTGTGCCTAACCCGTCAACACCTCTTCTTAGAAGGGGTCGGATAGGTTTAATAACAAAACTAGGAGTTACAGAGATTCTAGTAACATCGTTATTAGAGTCGCTGACACTGATACTACCAATGCTAATACTCTCGTATGTTTGGGTTGTCTGTGCTACCAAGTCTTCGTTATTTAGCAGGTGTAAAGCCTGTTCATAAACAGCTACTTTGACTAGAGAAGGGATTTCTGTTTCAGAAAAAGCAATTTGCATTCCCATTCTATTATCAAGGTAGTTAGCGTTTCTTCGTGGCCATGCAAGAGCTTGGGAAGAACTAACAGCAGAGCCAATCCAAGGATTGTTGTCAATAATTTGTGTAGCAGTCACTAAAGCTTCTTCACGGGTTGAGTCTGGAGCGGAAGTCCAACTAGCAGAATCAATTCGTGTTTCAAAGTAAGCGTCAGCGTCAGCTATTTCCACATAACTATTAGTATTAAGAACTAAAGCCATTAGCTCCTCCTAGTCTTATTATGAGTGGTAGATAGGCAGGATGCCCAAGTTCAATGAATCCATTTTACGGTTCCAAGAGCCAGCAGTTGCATACGCACCGTTAGTTGCGAAAGCATTGGTTGCGCCAGCCCAGTCATAACCCATTGGGTGCATGATGAAGCCATAACGGTACCAGATGTTTGTCGAGCCACCACCTGTGTAGGAGGCTGCATTACGATCAACTTCAACAGGAGTTGGAGTGGATACTGGTGCGAAGGAAACCGAACCTGGCTTCAATACGAAAGAACACTTAGCAGAAGTAGCGTTCAGGTCGCCCGATGCAGGTGTGATTGTCTGGCTTGCACGAGTCATGATCAGGCGGAACTTACCACCGAAGACTGTGTCAAACTCAAGGTTGCCGTCTTGTACACGAGTTTGGTCAACCAAGTTAGCTGCACGCATTTCAGCCATAACTTCTGGGGAAGTTGCCAAGTACATGAAGTCTGGTTCCATGTCTTTGTAAGCCATACCAACAGCTTTGAAGAGACGCTCACCACGAGCCGCACCAATAGCGGAGGAGTCAAAGAGGCGACGTGCATCGGAAGAACCTGTTGCAGCAGCACCGAACTCGCCAGCAGCGTTGATGTCAACGAAGAAGCCAGTGTTTGCAGCGTCTACGTCTGTATCGAAGGATACGATACCACCGTTACCTGTACCACCAGCGTCACCGAGGGCAACCTCGTGAGCAGCAACACCTTTGAGAACGTTCAAGAGTGCATTACCCTCGTCGTCGCCACGTACTTTTGCGAAGTCACGAGCAATCTTGGAGAGACCGTCTTGCTTCGAAACAACTTCCTGCAAGTTAACCTGCTGTGCACCGAATGTACGAACAGTCTTAACATAGTTAGCAATGTCAGTTGCGATGTCTGTGTAAGCGCCATCAGCTGCAGACGACAACGATGGAACGTTGATGTTTGCGGAGAGTGGCTTGTACCAACGGAACTGACCAACAAAGGACTCGCCGTTTGCATTGATGTCGTCACGCTGGCCAACGATGCCAGTGGAGTTAAGCTTTTTCTCAGTTGTGTAAGCCTCATCTGCATAAGCAGAGATTGCAAGTGCTACGTTCTGAAAGTCTGTGTTTGTAATAGCCATGATTTATTTCCTTATGGTAACTATTATATATTAATAGGAGTAATTACCCAGCTGACCTTTGGCCGCTAGTGCAAGAACTTCTTCTGTTGTCATTTCACCAATAGTTTTCTTTTGTTCCATTGATGAGGTGCCAGAGGCATTTGTTTTACCAGCACCTGTGTTTGCTTTAATGCGGAATAGAAATGAATTGTCTTCACTCTTAGAGTAAGACTTAATAAAATCTTGAATGTTTGTTCCTGTTTTATGAACCCAAAGACCATCATCATTCTGAACGAGTTGCTCGACAATATCACGATAGGCCATTTGGCGACTACGCTCGTTACGGAAGTCAAGGCCCCCTAGTACGGAGTTAACTACACTATCCCGATTAAGCTTTACGTTTTCTTCTTCAAAAACCTTTAGCTTAGCCTGAGCTTCAGCAAGCTTTAGCTCTAGAACCTCTTGCAGTTTACCTTCTTCTTCCAGCCGTTGAATATGGGCTTGTTTTTGCTTTTGTTCAACTTCAGCAGCTTTTTTGAGAGCCTCGTCGCGCTCACCAGCCATGCGATCCATATTGGATTTCATTTTGGCGAGCCTTTCTTGGACTTCACGTTCAATCGGATCTACCTCACTATCAGTGACAGCTTCCTCTTGAACTGTTTCTTGTTCTTGAGTCTCATTGAACTCATCGTTTGCAGTTACTTCTTCAACTACTTTATTTTCTTCACTCATTATTTCTTCCTTTCAAGCACAGCTTGAGTTATGATTTTTTTTAAATATACAGAGTTACAAACTCTAATTGTAGTAAGTCGCATGGGCTATTACAAATAACTATGGACCAATTCCATACCAGTCTTCTCCTTCAAGGATTGGAGCGAGTATGTCTTTTCTTGTTATCTTATCGGGCGGGTCAATTAGACCCAGTTCTTTAGCTTTGTTTAAAAGCTCATTATACGATTTCCTTGAAAGACCTTGTCTGCGCATTTCTGCCAGCGTCTTCCTAATCGTATCTCCTTCAAGAGCATCTGCATAGATGGTCCTTAAAGCATCTTTTGCACGTCTTGCTTCACCAAGGTTAGTAAAGAAAGCATCGTGAATAGTCGCAGTTTCGACATTGTTTTTCAAACCCCACAAGTGGAATTGTCGAACAATTGCAGCGTCGTTACTGTGATTTCCGTTAACACCTAGTCCAATACGAGCGTCGTTAAGCGAGCTTTTACCAAGAAGTTTGCCATCTTCTGCGGCAGCTTCATAGATATTTGCTACTCTACGTCCTGTTACAGGGTCCGTAAACTCAATACGCTCTTGGAGCTTTGGTCTATATCTTTGTGTCATAATTTTTCCGTCAAACGTAACCCAGGGTATATCTACCTTTTGAGTATCGTTAACGAATACCTTTGCAACGTCTTTCCAGTAGTTGATAAAGTTATCAGTGACAGGAGCACGTTGTGCTAGGTTTCTAGACATAATTCTTGAGATTTCAGTGAAATCTTTAGGTCCAATAATGCCCTGTCTAGCGTCCATTAGCTTATTAACAAAGTCAGCAACATCTGGGTGGATGTCTTGCGCCTGTTTTAACAAGGTTCTACCAGCAGGTTCATTTTTGTTTATTATCTCAACAAGTTCATCCCTAAAAGACTTAAGTTCTGCCGAAACAGAGCTAGCTCCGAGTCTATCTGCAACCTTAATCTTACCATCAATAATACGAAGGTTCTCAGAAAGTGTTTCCTTAGTTACTGTAATAAAGCCCTGTGATTCAAGAACCTTAGCAAACTTACCAGAAACATTTGCAGTCTTAGTTGCATCACCAGCACCATAGAAGCTTACCATGTTCTGGGCTTTAGCAGCTTTTGCTAAGTCTTCCCAAGTTAACTTTGCATTTCTTAAGGCAGGAATCTTTAGAAACTCAGGGTCGTTAACAGTATCCATCGCAACAAGGTCATACAGTCTGTTCTTTTGTTTTGTTGCCAAAACGTTAGAAGCTTGAGAAACCGCTCTATCACCAGTAGACAGACCAATAATTTGAGCACCAGAAGAACTGGCGTCATTTTCAATCATTAGTTTTGTTCTGTAGCTAGTTAAGGTTTTGCCAGACTTAAGGTGTTTATCAATGCGAGAGTACTCTAAAGCCATTCTAGCCATCTTAGGCACTTCTGGGCCTTCAAGCCCTCTTATCAGAGGATGTTCAAGAAACTCACGAAGGCGTCTATCTCTTTGAGTAGTAGAAGAAATAAGGTCACCTAGCTCTACTAGTTTTTCACGATTTCTGTTAAAGATTTCTCGACGACCAGCTTGTGTGAGGGCTTCTGTACCAGGTCCGATTAAAGCGCCAAGCTGAACCTTTAGCTCATCTAACGCTCCGTCTGACATGTTAACTGCTCTTCCAGAGTTAAGGAAAGGTCGAACAAGCTCACCTCCTGTTGGAGTTAAGTAGCCTCTATGGTATACTCGACCACGGGAGTCAATAAACGCTTGAGTCTTGAAGTTCTTACCTCGTTGAGCATGATACTTGGCTGTGGACATAAGCCCATACCCTTGTTCACCTCGTGCAAGGATTTCATGACGAAGTTCATTTATGCTATCATAATACTTTGAGTTACCACGGGGGTCTCTAAATCTAACAATATCATCCATAAACCCAAAGAATTCGTTGTCTACACCATACTCAACATTCATGACATGATTAAGCATCTTTGCCATATCTCTATCAATCTGCTTTTCGTCGTAGTCAGCAAACTTGTCTCTAGAGATTATGGGAACACCAGTGTCATTACCACGAGCATCAACGTAGGTCTTCTTACCTGCTTTTACATAAAGCTGGTCTCTGCCTGAAGTAACTCCGAGCCGTCTAGAAATGGTCACCCTACGTTCAGCTTCTTGTAGCTTTATCAGTTCTTTGTTTACTACAATAACTTCCCTAGAAATAACGTCTGAGAAACCCCCAGAAGCCCGTCCTGTTTCAACGTCTATTACACCTCTTCGAGTTGTACCTCTTAGGTTAACTTTGATATAGCCTTGAGACTTAAAAAACTCAAGAATTGCAGAACCTTCTTTGTGGAAGTCTTTTACAGTGTGTTTTGTAAAAGGAATTATATCTACAAAGTCTTTCGAAAACTGTTTACCAATGTTAATAGCTAGCGCATCATAGTCAGTAGACTGACCAGAGGCGATTAGCTTAGAAATCTTAGTAAGACTGTTTATTGCTGCTTCATTGAAGATGGTGTCTGTAGGTTTCTTCTTCGCAATAAGAAATTCTAAGTCAAGTATTTGTCTAACGTTTTCCCTACCACTCGCCATGGTTTTTGTAAACCAGCTGTCGGAAGGTTCCTTGTTAGTTACTTTTTTATAGAGTTTGTATGCCTTATCTAGTTTTGGATTTGCCTTTAAAAACTGTTTCTTGAGCTTTTCTGCTGAAGGGTATTTGTCAGTAAACTTATTAAAGTACAAACGCATGGGTGCTCTGCCAGAAAGGAAAAGCTTCCTAGCTAACTTCTTACCTTCAGTCCTTCTCCAAGCATCAATGAATCTTTGGTCCTTTAGTTGATTCTTTTGCAAGTCATCAAAAGTATAGTACTTGTTCATAATGTTAACTTGAGGAGTGTCTTTAGCTAGATAGCTAACAAACATCTCAGAACGCTTACGGGAACGAGTATCTAATAACCTTGAAACGTTTTGAACAGAAAAACGATTTTCCGCTCTAACAACACTAGCAAAGTTATCCCAAGGTTTCTTATCTTTTGCATAGCGCTCAAGAACAACTCTTAGGTTTTCTACTATAACTGTTTGTTGGTTTACTGAGAGTTTACCTTCAAGTCCAGTAACAACAGACTCTACAAAATCTTTTTGTTCAAGGCTTATAAGTTTAGAACTTCTCATAAAGTCAAGACGTTCTTGCAAAAGACCAAAGTCAGGATCATAAAGATTGTTGTTCTTAATTTCACCAGTCAAAGGGTCTGCACTAAAGTTTCTTTCATCAAAAGTATTGTTTACTCTTCGTCTTGATGCGGTTTTACCAACTAGGCTTGTACCTTTGTAGTCTGTCAAAGAAATAGTCTTTGAGTAGTCATCTGCGTCTAAAATAAACAACTGACGTAAATCATCTTTGGCCTTTGGGCTACTTACAAGGCTACTTGGACGGCTTGCAGAAAGCCTTAAGTCCGTACCCCTAAGCTGTTCTTTTGGCTTGAAAACAGTAGTTGCCTGTGAGGCTCTGTTTCTAAGCGCTTGAATGCTTAAAGCATTACCTTTTGGTGTTATAAACTGATCCGCTTTTAGCTTACCCTGCCTGAACATATTAGCAGCGTCTTCAGAACCAAGTAGCTTTGACTGAATGACCATAGGTTGTTTCAATAGCCAAGTGCCAAAAGACTCAACACGAGGAGCTTGTCCTGTGAGGCTTTCAGGCTTCTTCTTAGCAAGATTAAGCTTGTTTATTTTTGGTGTCTTTTCATTAATAAGTTCTTCTTTACTTTTAAGTACTGGAACCATCGATGAACGACAATTCCAATGTAAAGGCGGTAAAAATCTAGTATCATCCAGATCATAAATTTTTCCATTATGGTGAGAACAGATTGGGCTAGTCCTAGAGTCAAGAATAGCAGTAAACATGTAACCCTTGATAATGTCTTTATTATCATTAACTACTTTTCTTAAAGCAGCAGTTTGGGTTGAAGTAATTGCAGTCCTTGTTAAGGTCTTAGCTTGATATTCTGTTATTTTTGTTGTTTTCAAAACATCTGCAATGATCTCGTTTTGAGAGGATCCTTTTGCAAGCCCAGCTTTCACTTTTGATTGAATGCGGACTAGCTCTCCAGCAGAGATATTTTGGACATTTTGACCAATTGTTTTAGAGCCTCTCATTGTGGGGCCAGTAACCTCCGCCAAAAGCTCTCGTGCCTTGGGCTTAGTCACTTTGTAGAAGTCTTTAACTTCCTTGTAGAGGTTATCTGTATAAAAGTCTAGCTGTGACGTAGAGAACTCTGTTATTGAGTTCTTTTTATGAGCTAAAAGCTCAGTGCCAAAGCGGCTGACTTCTTTAGACAAGTTTGCTCTAATATTACCCCTTAAGAGTGTTTTTAGGTTATTCCTATGTCTTTTTAGAATTCTTCGGTTCTGTAGCTGTACACCTTCTTCGTACAGACGGACGTCTGACATGTGGTCTACAATTCTATCAAAAATCTTTTCGTTAATATCCATCTAGTACTCCATTGAGTAGTTAGTAGAAGAGAGGGGAATTTCACCCCTCAATCTAATTATTCTTGTACGTTTACTGAGTTATCCGCAACAGTATCCACAAGAGGATCTGTTTGAATTTCTTCTCTTGCAGAGTCATCATCGTAGTCAGCCGGTAGGAAGTCGTTATACTTCGCAATGCTAAGGAAAGTACTTCTACTGATAATACCAGACTGGTACCACTCAGAGACGAGGCGCATAGCACCCTCCCCGCCTACCATTGGAGCAAAGTCGCTAGACATTTGGAAACCAATATCAGAACCAGAGTAGTCTGTGTTATACTTCCAGTTTAGCATAAAAGCAATAACCTCTCTTAGCGTACCAGAGATTTTGGCGTTAAGCGTACCAAGCTGTGCGGTCTGAGAAGCATTTCTAATCTCAAGAGCAACACCAGAAGCCGCCTGTTCAGGTGACAACATCCGAATACCCATCTTAGCCATCTCTTCGATAGTAGAGGAAATTGCACGATCCATGTCTGCTAAAGCACCTGTAGGCGTTTCAAGTACACTAATGCTCTCATCTTTACGAACACGCAACCAAGATCCAAGGCCAGAGTTAACTAGCTCTTCAAACTCTTCGTCAGTCATGTCAGACTGTACGATAGGTGTGTAAGTCGCTGCACCGTATAGTAGGTGGTTACGACGAGATACCTTGTTGTAGAGAGAGACCTCTCTGTCAATCAGTGGCATAAGCACAGGTTCAACAGGTTCAATTTGGCCGTTAAGGGGCCAGGCTGGAATTCTATCAATTCTTGTACCAAAGATAGTTGGGTAAACTGTCTTAACCTTTTTAAACTCCGCAGAAGCTGCATAGTCAACGTAGTCTTGCTTAACATCACCATTTAGAACTTTGAGTTCGTTATTTGTGTCAGCATGTTCATAGTAATCAATAACTAGCTTACCACCCTCATCAAGGTAGTGATCACAAACAGTATCGACATAGTTAGCGTGCCACGGGTTGTTATCCTCATAACGAGAGGTTAGATAACGTGAAACGAGTCTACCAAGGGTTTTCTGTCGTGTAACAGGGTGAACAATTGTTTGAACGTTAATGACAGTCTCTGCCTCAAGCAAAACAGGGTAAGGGCGAATCGTATCTCTTTCTTCAGGAGACATGTTATCGTAGTCTGCTTCATCAATATCAGGATAGTCTACGTAAGCCCAAGCTCTAGAGGTTTGAAGTTCTTCCCAGAGAGCATTATCTAAGAAGTTAAAGAGGGATCTACCATCCAATGTAAAGTTATCTTTCAACCAGTAGTAAGCATCCTCTGGGAGTTCTTCTGGGAGTTCTAGCTGAGACTCTTTACGAAGCAAAGCACTAATAAGCACTTTACAGTACTGAGCAGTTAGACCAGGAAGCTCTGCTTCTGACTTGTAGAAGTCATACTGAGACTGGCTCATGCTTGGAGAAAAAGGGATCAACAAGTTAGTGTAGTCTCTCTCAATATACTCATCGTGGGCTTTTACGTTAGACTGACCTTGAAGTACAGCTCTAGACTTTTTCCACAAAGGTTTTAGTGAGTGATAGCTATCACTTGGATCCGCAACTGACTTTTTAATAGCCTTTGTCGGTTTAGTTATTTGTGACATTTATAGTTCCTTTACCATTTGACTTTATTTGCCCAGTAAGCAGCAGACATTGGGCCCTTGTCAATATTTGTTTGATGGCGGGCTTTCCAAGCTAAACGTCTTTTACGATCAGCCTCAGACTCACCTTCTTTTTTAGGAGAGCCTTTAGCACCTTGAGAACCAAACCGAATTGTTTTAATAGTATCACCAGACTTAGCAACAACAACATGAGACTTAGTAGGGTGGTTTGGAGTACGTTTAGGCTTATTATAACCAGATACACCAACACTAGTTAGTCTTGAATCTTTATCTTTAGCCATTACAACGACTCCTTAGAATAGTATAGTTAAAGTATACCTTAAAGTATATACTTAAAGTATAGTATAGGGTGGGAACCCTGGCGGGTTATTCTTAAACGTCAGGTATTAGTGAGGGAGGGATACTTAAACCCCTCCCCAAAGAGACTGTCAGAAAACTTGAGAGTTTGTCTGTCTCTTATTCTTAAACGTCAGGTATTACTTCCTGCCCGTAATTTGCTTAATTGCATGGTAAAGACTACGAAAGATCTCTCTAGGTGAAGGTATCAAGAAACCACAGAGTAAACCAAAAGCAAGGATCATCCACGTAGGAATCTCATTGACAATTATAGTATCTACACTTTCGGTATTAACCCTACTTGTGTTGTTTGACTGGTCAATTTTTTCTACGGGGCCCGATGTTCTTGCTTGAGGTCTAAAGGTTGTGTTTACCCCAACATTTTGAGTGTTCTCTTTACCAACTTGTGTGTTGGCAGCAACGTTAGTGCCCTTGCCAGAGAGTAGACTAAGCGGACTTAGCCCGCTACAGCTAGCGAGAACCATCGTCAAGATGATTGTTATTGTTAGTTTCCGTAACTTTTCCATTTACATAAATCCCAAAGAAGCCAGCGCCCGCACCGACAATTACAGAAACAAACCCCGCTTGTGCGTTAGTAGGGTCTGATAAGGCCATGAACCACTCTGTAGTACGGTAGAAGGCAATACCGTAGAGCGTTATTATAAGTCTTGGCCAGATGCGCCACCTGTTAAGCCACTCTGGTGTAAACATCAGATCAGCTCAAAGTGGGGGCCATCAATAAATGGTCGCTTGCCCTGAGACCTACGAGTGTCTACGTAAGACATCATAGCCTCTTCCATAGTACCCTCCCAGAGACGAATGTCAGGGACAGTCCAAGCGGCCCCCCAACGAACAGGTACACTAAGCTCTATGGCAGCTTCTTTCATAGCGTCAGCAAGGTCATCATAGACGTTGAGTTGCCAAGAGACATCACTCCCAATATAGGCCACAAGGTCAACAGCGTGACCTGTTAAGTGTTTAGAGTTCATTGTCTGAGTTGCACCACTATTTAGTAGAGCCCTTTGTTGTTCAAGGGTACGAAGACCTTGTGTTACACCAAAATCAATTTTAGTAAGTGTAATAGCCTTTTTCACTACTTTAACAAGATCGGGGTGAACCCCGTTTAGTTTGTTTAAACTTCTTTGGCTCAGTTGATAACTCATAGAGTAATCTCCTTTTAAAAGTAGGTTAAAGGTGCCCCTCGAAAGGGGCAACTTTTTAAAGATAGTTAAGATTCACAACCGGACCTTGCGCCCTTACCGAAAGCGTAGCTTCACCATTCCTCGCACGAGTAGAACTTGTGTAGACGTGTACAAGTTTAAAACGGTCACTACCGCCAAGGTTAAGGATTCCAGCGAAACTTCGTTCAACTCTTGTACCGTTATCGCCCGCAGTCCCACTATACGATTCTAATACGGTTTCCACACCAGCTCTAACGTGAATCAGATTAACAGTGTATGTATAAGAGTAGCTAGTTTGAGCGTCAAGAGTCATATCAACATCTAGTTCAACTTCATAGAAGTTTGAAGGGAGGGATACTACCCCTGTTTGAACTGTCCTAGTAGACTCAGTGGTGTTACTAGGGTCAAAGGTACCAGAAAAAGATTTTCTAGGTACGACCCTACCAAGTAGGTCATCAGTACTATAGTTCTTGGTTCCGCCAAGGGGGGAAGCGTAAGTTACTACCCCATTTGCACCATTAGCACCAGAATATTGGTTCGACGTACTGCCAAGCCCCCTTGTGCCGATAGTTGTGACAAGATAGATGTTTGAAGTTGGGAAGGCACTTGTACTAACAGACTGGACTATTGTTTGGCCAGCCGAGCCACCTACCCCTGCTAAACCTGAATCATCAAGGAAATCAGGGGAGTCACCACCGCCACCACCGCCGCCCGCACCGTAAGCACCAGAGAGAGGGGCTGAACCTGCTGACCTATTGCTACCGCCCAAGCCACCAGCGCCGTAGGTTGTACTTTGCCCGTCGTGGTTTGCTGACCTATTAACATAAGCGTCTCTACCAGCAGCTCCGCCACCAGCGGTGAAGGAAGCTAGAAGGGGGCCAGATGAACTATTCGCACGAACTTGAACTGTAGTTGCTCCACCAGCAGTCGCTGTAGTTGCGGTACTCCCCCCATCGTCTTTGCCAGAACCACCACCACCACCTGCACCTTGAATGGTCAACTCAACTTCACCGTTGGTTTGACCGATGTTAGTGACGGTCGAGTTAACAATGTTTGAAACACCACCTGAGATGCTGCCACCTGTGTAGAAAGTAGGGTTAAATATTTTCATACTTTGACTGTCTTGATGGATTACCCCAGATAACTGATTCGAAACAATTGAAGTGTGGCTTACTTCAAAACCCTTAGCTCCTGCACCCTTGTCTGTTCTTGAAATCAAGAAACCATCTACGTCATACTGAGAGGAACTTGTACGGCCTCCAATAAACCCAGCACCACCAGCGGTCAGCGTTAAAGTGTTGTCGATATTTACATCACCAAGTTCTGCGCTAATGGCCGAAAGGGATGTAACATTAATTTTGTCAGAAGTTATAGTACCTTCAACTAAAAGATCTCCGTCAACAAACGCCGCTTGGAGGGCCCAAGAAGTAGTGTAAACATAAGCGTTAGCTTGATTAAGGCTGTTGGTCAATACAAACTTATCACCATTAACGGGGTTAAGCCCCGTAGCTGTTGTAAAGTAGGTTGTAACAGTAGCAGAAGAAAGCCCCGCAGTAGAAGCAGTAGTGCCTGTTTCATAGCGCCACCAACCTGCACCTCTAGAACCAGTAGCTCCGTCAGCTCCGTCAGCTCCCTTTATTAAAGCCCAAGAATAAAGAGCCGCATTAGAGGAGTCAGTAGGGTTAGAGTCTGAGTAAGTGCCTATATACTCTTTATTAGTTGGTGACTGACTAAACCCACCACCCGTAGAAGTATCAGCGTAAGCAATATGAAGGTACGCATTAGTTCCGTCAATACCATCATCATACTCAATACCCTTTTCAGGTACAAACTTTGTAGCCGTCCCGTAAACGTAGGTTGTAGCAGGAGGTGTTAAAGTGCCTGATCTAACATACTTATCGTTGGTTTGAAAAGTATCATGCCAAAGTGTTGAACCATTTACACTATATTGTAGTTTAACAGAAACACCGCCTAAGCCATCAAAGTAGTCAACACCTTTAACAGGCGTATAACCGTCAACCCTCTTGGCGTAAACTACAGCGGAGCCGTAAGAAACAGAAGCTGAAGTTTGTGTTGCTGATCCTGATGCTACGCCGGATTTCCGATAGATGGTATCCCCATCCGCAGTCAACGCAGGTGGGTCAACAAACCAAAGTGAAGGCGCAGTTAAGTTGTTAGTTACAAAGTTGTAAGTACCTCCTGTGCCGCCTGCGCTACTATTTTTACGGTAAATTGAAACTTCAGCAATAGAGGCCCCGTCAATCTGCCAAGGTGTACCCCAAGTAAAGGTAGTAGAGCCTGCTGTTTTAGTCCCAGACGATGCCCAAACTAACTCAGTCCCAGCTGGAGGGTTATCGTACCATCCAGTAGGAATACCAGAGGAAGCAGCAGGGGTTGCGGGTTGAGTTGCCAACCTTTGAAAGATTATGTTTGTAGAAGCCCCAGTAACACCAGTAGCACCCTTTGTTAATACCCAAGCGTAGTCCCCAGGAGTATTTGAGTCAACAGGGTTAGAGTCTGAGTAAGTACCAATGTAGTTCTTACCTGTTGGAGACTGGCTAAATCCACCGCCTACAGAAGTATCAGCGTAAGCAATATGAAGGTAAGCATTAGTTCCGTCAATACCATCATCATATTCTACACCCAGCTCAGGAACAAACTTAGCAGCTGCTCCGTAAACGTAGGTTGTAGCAGGAGGGGTTAAAGTGCCTGATCTAACATACTTATCGTTTGCTTCAAAAGTATCATGCCAACTACCTGTGCCAAGCACACTATACTGAAGCTTTACTGAAATACCATTTATACCATCAAAGTAGTCAACCTCTTTTTCTGGAATAAACTTTGAAAAGCTAATCCCTGTTCGAATAGGTAGAGTTGGAAGATCACTTGTGTAAGGGTAGTAGGCAATAAAATTGTTTGTACCAACGTTATAGCTCTGTGTGTTTGTTAAAGCATTGCTAGTATTAGCATAAATAACTGCCACTTGACCAACTGTTTTAAGAAGAATAGTCTCGTCATCCACCTCAAGTCTATCTGACAAACCTCCAAGAGGAGTTCTACCACGAATGGAAAAGTCATAGGCCCCCGTTTTAAGTCCTGTAACATCAAAGGTTGTACTTCTAGTTACGCCTAGAGTCTGATAAGTAACTTTATTGTCTCTGGAGACTTCGACTAAGTAATCTATTACAGCAATGTCGTCAGACTCTGTCCAAGAGAGACGACCCGATGAAGTGCCTAAGTTATCTTCAGCCCCTTGTGTGAAGGTGCCGTTTGTAGGCGCTCCAACAGAAAAGTCAAAGACAGGCTGAGTAGCATAGGCGATATCATCTTCAACGTTCCAAGCCAAGGTTTCATGGTCAAACTTATAACATGTCAGGCCAACTGTAAAGTCGCCTCTAACTTCAATACTTTCTACTCGAAATACTTCATTTGAAATGTTAAGGTTATCAGAAGTAACTTTAATGAAGTCACCAGGCTCTAAGTTTAAGCCCTTTTTCGAAACAGTAAAGGTTAACGTAAAGATTGAACGGGCTTTGCGAACAGCCTGTTCTGCCATAGCAAGGGCGTGGTAAGGATCTGTTATACCGTCTGCATCGATATTCGCTTGGAAGGGCTGATTATTGTCTTCTGTTAGATAAGCGGTATGAGCCGCACTAAAGGAAGGGGGCCAAGTAATTGTGTCTTCTTTAAAGTCTTCATGTTCATTAAGGAAGCTAATGGTTGCTTGGTTTAGCCTGCTAGAGGCGCTGGGCCAAGACAGGCTTGATTCATCTCTGATAATGTCGTTATCAGTAAAGTGATGGTTAGCATCAACCAAGTTACTTAGTTCTATTGCTGTCTTCGGGTGCTCTAAAAGCAACTTATACTTGCCCTCAGAAGACCAAGTTAGCTCTGCAAGACCCATTGTGTTCATAATACGTTCAATGTTATTACGAATGTTGTCCTCTGTATCGAGCGTTAGGTTGCACTCGTATAAAGGAATTGGTCTTGTGGAAGTTAGTGTAGTTTCAACCCAAACTGTTTTGTTCCAATACCAGTATTTACCGGAGCCTTGAGTAAGCCAAAGCTCATTTTCATAAGTGTGTTTTTCAAGATTTGTTGGGCGAGAACCATTATCTGCTACTGTATGAACAGTCTTTTGACCGTTTACTTGCCCTGCTACTGTTCTTTCGGTTGCTACAATAGTATCACAAACAGCTGCCGAGTTGTAAAAAGACTCAAGATCAACTTCGTTAACTGACAAACCTCTGCCAAACTTTGAATTCATCAAGTAGTCAAGAAGGCAAAGAGCAGGGTTATTTGAGTAAACTCTGTCGGTGCTTAAGGAGTAAACCCCATTGAGTTCTTTAACCCACTTTACTTTACGACCTTTAACAAGAAATTCCATTTGAGGAATGCCGTTATAGTTATAGTCATTACGGTTCAGCTTAAACGTTGCAGAAGCATGAGCAGTGTTTGTAAACTTGTTGTTAGGGTCAATAGTGTTTGCAGTAGCAATTGCATCAGCTGCCCCGCCATTGTTGTGGGTACGAATTATGTGATTAAACTTTTTAGAACTATCGTTATAGTCTATACCATCCACTTTAACCCACTGAACACCCTCAATGCCTTCATGGCAAAGAGCATACTGTACTGTTAAGTATTCGTTCTTAGAGCCGCTCTTTGAAGTATTTGCAAAACTCTCTGAAAAGGTTTTACTTGCGTTGTTTGTAGCAGAAGTGTAGCTACCTCGAACGAGATGTTTTACCTCGATACCGCCCAGTGAGTTCTTACCGTAAGCCACAGGGACACTAACTGCTTGTCCTGAGATTGTTAAGTTAAAACCTTTGCGCTTGTCGGCTTCCCGCTTCATTTTGTTATTTTGGGAGATCTGATAGGCGGTAGAGGCTACCGTGATAATGAGGTTAAGCAACAATTTATCCATTATACCTTACCCCACTTTACTGTTATTTCTTTATTTTCAAAAATCTCTTTAAAAGAGGTATCGTCAGGGCTAACCTGCTCCATACCATTCTTTGACGTCATAAAAGAACGAACCATATCAAGATCAGACATGGGGGAGGTTCCTTCGATGACTGCTAGCTTTTGTTCAAAATCGTTTGTAATGGAGGGGCTGTCAACGTAGCCCTTGTAAACACTTAGAACATCATTTGGACTAAGCAAAGGATTACCGTTAGCGTCCAAAAGAGCTACAAAAACACTAATAGGCTTACCGACAACGTTAGCTCTGAACTCTGCGGAAAGGGTGTCTAGCACCTCTGAGATAACAATTTTGTAAGACTCTCTATCAACTACCGAAGAGAACTTTGGGGAGTCAAACTCGTAAAGACCTCCGTTTGCCAAGTAGGTATTACCGTTGTAATCAAGGTCTCTATTAAAAGAAGTTAGATAGTAGGTAGTATTAAATTCTAGCTTAATTAGAAAAGCAAATCTCATATTGTCACTATTAATAACATTCTGTACTGCTGTTGAAAACTGTCTCATTACAAGGCCTCTATAATTGAAATTGTACCTGCGTTAGAGAGAACACCATCGGAAAAGGTGATACCTGTCTGGTTGTTAATATCTCTATAGTAGGACAAAACAGCCCCGCTACCAAATCTAACAGTGTTAGTGTTAGTGTTTTGTACTCGTAGTTCTGGGTAAAAGTTCATAAACTGGTTTGTGCTTCCCATTTGAACATCGTTAGTTGTAACATAAATCTTGTCATGATTGGAGAATTTAAAGAAAGTTCCTTTTGGAATAAAACCAGCGGCACTTGTTCCAACTAATAGCGTAGTGGTAGCTCCAGCTACAGTAGTGCCAAACATGTTAAGCGTAGGTTGACTTAGTGTTGTTTTTGCATCAACTTGAGGCAACTGAGGCATAACCATAGACTGAACTTCTTGATTGTCAACCACAGCGCCTAGAAAGATGTCTACCTGTGTTTCCGCTGTTCCAACTGTGTTAAAAGCCAACTCCCAGCGTTGAACCCCCTGAGAAGCTCTTTGTTTCCTTAGAGAAACCGTGTCTACCTCGTAAATAGGTTCGTTTGAAGTAATTGTAAGTGGTGCCAAAATTTGAGCACCGTTAAAATAGTATACCGACATTATTGACTCCTAAGTGGTCTAGCGATTAAAGGCACCCGCCGCTCTAAGAAAAGAGCTTGCCTGATGACTTCAGTGCCGCTGTTATTTTCATTTGTTGAGACCCAAAAGTCACCATTGTTTACCATGGCCCCTGAGTGGAAAGCAATATCCCCTAGCTCTGGTCTTTTATTTTTGACCACTTCATAACCGCAATATTCGGCGTAACTTTCAACAGTATAGCCCGATTTAAGTAGGAGTTTAAGCCAACCTTTAATAGAGCTGTAGGGTTCTTTAATAATGTCTCTAGCCTTGGTCTTTCCTCTGAGTTCATAGTCGTACTCAGCGAGTAAGGCGAAACAGTCATTAACCCCGCGTGTATATTCTGTGCAACTTTCTGTTAAGAGATCTATTGTTCGACAGGCTCGTTGCAAAGCCTCCGACATCTCTTCTTTTTCATAATACTTCATTCTAACTCCTACAGAGTGGCACAGAGGTGAGCCTCTCAAGTAACTACATAGGTATCCCCATACAGTAGCCTAAGTTGCTCACCCTGTGTAGCTCTCTACATGTCTTCTTTAATAAACAGACGAACAAGGTCTGCTACGATGTCGCTACGAACAATGTCGTCTACTCCGAACTCAATGATTGGGAGGTCGATTCCTGCTCTATTAATTTTTCTAGCAAAGGTTACAAGGTCTCTACCGTCTCTCACATCAGACTGAGCAGGGTCTCCCATTAGTACGAGCTTAGAGTTTTGCCCTAAACGAGTAGTAATTGCTTTTAGTTCTTCCATGCAAAGGTTCTGTGCTTCATCCACTAGAACAAGAGCGTTCTCGTAAGAACGTCCACGAATAGTTTCAATAGGTTGAATTTCAATTTCACCCTTGGCCAACATGTACTCATACTTACCTTTGCCAAAAGCCTTTGTAAGTACTTCTAGCATGGGCATAAGCCACGGGGTCATCTTTTCTTCGATAGTCCCAGGAAAGTGTCCAAGTGACTTCCCTGTTGGTACGTTAGCTCGTGTGAGCACAATCTTTTTGTACCTACCACCCATAAAGAGTTGTGCAACAGTCCCTGCACTACAGTAGGTTTTCCCCGTCCCAGCACAACCAATTGTTACTGTAATAGGGGCTTTCTTGATTGAAGAGATAAGAGTATCTTGTTTCTCGTTCTTAGGTAAAAGATTAAAACTTGTTCGTGGGTAACTAGTATACTTTTCTTCCTGGGCCATATGTTTTGGCATACGTGCGTTGGCTTTAACGGAATAACGAGACTGTTTTTTGGACATAAAAGATTCCTTGGACTGTTATTGTTTAGGGGTTAAAGCAGGGCCCGAAGGCCCTACTTGTTTTAGTTTAATTCAGGGTTTAACAGGCCACACGACATCATTAGGGAAGCCAGCCTGTTGT